GTAAATAAATATCAACATAAAAAGGAATTAAAGAAATGTATCTTACAGAAGCTTTTGAACAAAAGTGGTCACCAGTTCTAGATCATCCCGGTCTAGAATCTATTAAGGACCCATATCGTCGTGCTGTTACTGCTGTTATTCTTGAAAACCAAGAAAAGGCAATGGCAGAAGAATCACGCCAACTTAACGAAACTGCACCAACAAACAACTATGGTGGTGGTAACATTGGTTCATATGATCCAATTCTTATCTCACTAGTTCGCCGTGCACTTCCAAACCTAATTGCTTATGATATCTGCGGCGTTCAGCCAATGACAGGACCTGTTGGTCTTATCTTCGCTATGCGTTCTAAGTATAAGACACAAACAGGAACAGAAGCTCTCTTTACTGAAGCTAATACTGCTTTCTCTGGTACCAATGCTCTTGGTGCTAACGGCAATAATCGTGGTTCAATTTCAAATACTAACCCAGTATTTGCTCTAACAGATGATGACGTTTACGGCTATGGTCGTGGTATGACAACAGGCCAAGGTGAAGCTCTTGGTGACGTTTCTACTAACCAATTTGCTGAAATGGCATTTGCTATCGATAAGGTAACTGTTACTGCTCGGAGCCGTGCTCTTAAAGCAGAATACACAATGGAACTTGCACAAGACCTTAAGGCAGTCCACGGTCTTGATGCTGAAACTGAGCTAGCTAATATTCTTTCTACAGAAATTCTAGCTGAAATCAACCGTGAAGTTGTTCGTACAATCTATAGCTCCGCAACAATCGGTGCTCAATACGGTGTTACATCAGCGGGTACATTCGACCTTGATACAGACTCAAATGGCCGTTGGTCAGTTGAAAAGTTCAAGGGTCTAGTATTCCAAATCGAACGTGATGCTAATGCTATTGCTCGTGCTACACGTCGTGGCAAGGGTAATATGATCATCGTTTCTTCAGACGTTGCATCCGCTCTAGCAATGGCAGGTGTTCTTGACTATACACCAGCTCTACAAGCTAATCTCCAAGTTGACGATACTGGCAATACTTTCGCCGGTGTTCTTCACGGCCGCATCAAGGTCTTTATTGATCCTTATTTCGGTGGTTCAGCTAACGGTGACGAACTTTGCACAGTCGGTTATAAGGGCACATCTCCTTATGATGCTGGTCTATTCTATTGCCCATACGTTCCTCTACAAATGGTTCGTGCTATCGGTCAAGATACATTCCAGCCAAAGATCGGCTTCAAGACACGTTATGGAATGGTAAGCAATCCATTTGCGACATCAGCAGGTGATGGTGCAGTAGCCCCAAGAAATGCTGTTGCAAGCAATGCAAACATTTACTACAGAATCTTCCGGATTAGAAATCTTACCTGATACGCGATTTTTCGTTTATTATTTAGTAATAAGTTATAAACTCTAAAAAAAGTGTACTAAATACTCCTGTAGATTAATTTTTACAGGAGTATTTTCATTGGAAAAATCAGGGTTTGTTTATATTTGGTATGACAGAAAATGATAACATTCATACAATGGTTAACAGAAGTAAAACTATTCAGAACAACATCGTCTGAAAATGACAATGGATTATTGACACATTATGGAAGTAAAGCTATTGTTCGAGATTTTCATAATGATTTTCCTCAAAATAAAAAAAATAGAGTAAAGGTAGCTGAAGTTGATTTAGGTAATGTGCATCATCTTGGTCCACATAGTGTATATGGTTCTGATCATAGTGCAGAGGGTTTAACTAAAATATTACACAAAGACGGAATTTTTTCTAAATCTGAACATGATAAAATCATTGGAAAAGAAAAATTGAATAGTGATATTATCAAGAAAAGACTTGTGAAAAAATTAAAATCTAAAAAAATACATACTTTAGCTTACAAATATCCATGGTCAAGAAAACAAGACAAAAGACCATTAGAAACAGCACACATTTTAATAGATCCTTCTACTCAAATTAAAAAATCTAGAACGTCAAAATCATTTCCAAATGTAAGAATGCGTTAATGAATAAAAATAAGAAAATGCAATAAACTAAGAGGGGATTAGTTCCCCTCTTTTTTATTTTAGATAATACACAGAATTTCCACAATCCCATATTCTATCATAATTATGATTTAGCATATTTTCATATTCACTTTTTGTCAAATCAACATTAGGTATTTTATGTTTTTGAAATTTGTTTCTTGAGTATAGAGTTGAATGGTCTTTTTTATGAAAATAAAAATAGTTTGGAGAACTGTCTTGTAGCTTAGTGAATCCAACCTTTTCATAACCATTACCATCACCATATCTTTTATCGACGTATGTTAGACAATCATTTATTTTGATATTTTTGATTAGTTTTGATATGCCTCCAATAACATTTAGATTTTTCTTGGTTGTCATTCTCACAATTTCATTTGATATATTCTTATTGAATCTTGATTTACCTATAGACAAAGACATAACTATTTCATCGTTATAGTGAAGAACATAATACTTATTTGCTGGTCTTGTTCCCTGTAAATGATTATCTATTTCAAATTGTTTTATATTCTTATATGATACTTCTTTAAAAGCTGTTTTTCTGGCATATACTTTGTTCGAACATACACCAAGTTTTACAGAAAGTATAGATTTCACTATATCTTGTTTATCAAACCATTCATTTTCAAAAATAGTAATGAGTTTGTATCCTTGTCTATTTGTCAGTTGATGTTTGTTTAGATGATATTGTTTGACTTTATTGCCCCATGTTTCCGAATGAAAATAGATACCACAATATTCAATAGCAATATTTTTTTCTGGAATAACTATATCAAGTTCTAAAGGATTTATTAACTTTCTATCATTTAGAAAAACTTTGAAACCTAAAGATTCGATATAATTAGCAGCTTGTAATTGTCCTACAGAAGTTTTAGCAAATTTAGCTTCAATATTATGAAGTTTAAATAACTTTTTGATAGTGGTCATAGAACACTTATAATGTTCTGCTAATCCACCCATACATTGTATTTTTGTATAATCTTCTTCTATTTGTTCTTTTGTTAGATTGAATCTATCATTGAATTTATTTTCCTTTACAGTTTTGACTTTATTGGATATTGTCAATTTATCAATATTATGAATCTCTAACCATTCATAAAAAGTTTCTTGACCTATATTATACATACTACGAATATCAGCTATTGATACATTATTATATAAAAAGATAAGTTCTTCCTTTGTTGGCACTTCTACTTTTTTCATATTGAAATCTTGATTGACAGCATCTTTGTGCGAGTATATGGGTATTGTATAGTTTTTCAACCATTTTCTGACAGTTGGATTTGAAGTCTTGAAGTATCTTGCTGTCTTGGATATAGATTTAACATTATCATAATATTCTAATAAATTTTCTCTGATCGGTACTGGATGTTTGTGTGACATTAAAATATCCTTTCTTTAATATGTATATATTAGACTGAAATGTTCTGAATGTCAACATTATATAAATATACACATGATTATATTAAAACGAAAAGAACTAATACTGGTCGGTGTTATCTATTATTTGCCAGACTATCAAAGTCTGCTCAATGAATTTTATTGTCAGTTTGATGATTTTGTTCCTGATATACCTAGAGTTCATGAGTTTTTGAATTATTGGAAGAACAATATAGAAGCACCAATCAAAGAAGTCAAGATTTCTGTATCAAATACTAATCAGTTAATCAATACAGATTTTTATAGGGTAATCTATTGATGATAACATTTAAGCAGTTTATCCGTGAAGCACCAACAACTGATGCTACTGCACATGAATTAGATGATAATGAAATAAAATCACCTGGTAAATATGATAGAGAAGAATCAGTAGGACATACAGGCAATCACGATATTCGTGCTAGATCATGGAATGGTAAAGATGAATCTGAAAGATTTCCTGCACATCATTATCTAGCAGTAAATGATAATGATGATAAAGTTCATATGTCAGTTAGAGGTGGTAATACTGAAGATGGATATTTGATTGCTAATGAAACAAGAAAGCATCCTGATTCTACAATCAATGCTCCTGACTTCTATAAGGAAATATTACAGTCTGATCATGCACCAAAAGGTATTCAGTCTGGTGGTTCACAAACACCTGGTGGTATGAGTATATGGAAACGATTACATAAAGATCATGAAGTCATAGTTACACATCATGATTCAGAAACAAATAAGAGAATCAAGTTACATACAGGTGATGATTTTCATAAAAACTATGATCAAGATAGACCGACACACTTTAGAGTTAGATTAAGAAAGAAATAATATATGTCTAACGCATCTGCATGTTCAACACAACCAGAAAATTCCAGTTTTCTTCAAGGCAATAAGTTTACATTTTCGTTTGCCACTCTGCCTTTTCTTAAGTATTTCTGTCAGACTGTAAACATACCAGGAGTATCAACATCACCAGTCACAGTTGATAATCCATTCTCTAACACATACCGACATGGTGATAAACTAGTCTATGACCAGATGAATATAACAATTATTGTTGATGAGGACATGAGAGTATGGGAAGAAACATATAACTGGCTACAAGCCCTAACCTTCCCTAAGGAATTTAGACAATATTTCAGAAACAGTAATGGAAGACAAACAGCATATCATGATGGTATTTTGACAATCAATACAAATGCAAATAATCCAAACATGAGATTTCAGTTTTACAATTGTCATCCTTCTAGTTTAGGTGGTATCAATTTTTCAGTACAATCAACAGCACAGGAAGTAATTACATGTGATGTGACTATACGTTATGATAGATTTGAAATAGTTAGGATATAGAAAGATGGACACATTCAAAGAATTCTTATATGAAGGTATTGCAAATGCTATTGAAAAAGATTTTAATTTAAAGCCACAACACTTTACTGATTATTTTAAGTATCAGCATGAAAAGCAAAAAGATTCTAATGGATTTAAAAAAGAAAAAAACTCTGAATCAGTAACAGGTGAACATCATATCTATACTCAAAGATTTACAGATGAATATAATAATTTACCTAGTGTATGTCATGCATGGGTAAATAAAAAAACAGGTATTGTTGATCTAAGTGTTACAGCCAATATCAAAGAAGGTGATAAGAAAGCAAAAAGAGATACTGTTTATAGTAATCTAGATTTGGTTGGTGTAGGTGGTAAAGGTATAGCACATCACGCATATTATGATTTAATGCGACGAGGTATTGTTCTTTCACATGGCAATCAATCTAAAGGTGCTATAATAGTTGCACGAAAAGTGAGAAAAACATATCCTGATGTTGTGGCACATACATATGATCCTGAAACTGGTGAAGCAAAACATTTTACTGGTGGAAGAAATGTAAACGTTGCTTTACATTCTAACTATAAAGGTAAATTGTATGATAGATTGAAAAGAATAAAATATGTTCAGTCTGTTTTACCAAAAAATAGACTTGACAATACTTGAGAATTACTATATACTATTCATTATTTGCTTTTTTGAATAGGATGACTAATGGACAACAATGTAACTATTGATCACCTCCTTGAAATGTGGTCTCAAGATGCGAGAATAGATGAAACAGAACCAGCAAAAGAACTATCTCGCATCTCCTCTCTCCACTCTAAATACTTAAGAATAAGATCACATCATAATTTGCTCGTGAAGAAAATGCATTTTGAATATCTAAGCAAGAGAAAGATTAAGAACGATTATTTCTCTGGTAATCTCAACAATCCAGAAGACTTAGAAAAATATAATTTAACACCAATTCAGAATAAAATCCATAAGTCAGATATGAATATGACTCTGGATGCTGATGATGACCTAAATAAAATTCTCATCAAAAAAATTATCTATGAAGAATTAGTTGATACTTGTGATTCAATTCTCAAAGAACTAAACAACAGAACATACCAACTTGGTAATATTGTAAAGTGGGAGACATTTGCTGGTGGACACTAATATAGTAATCAAAAATATAGATGAAGTCTATGTAAAAATAGAATGTTCTGATGATATTGCACATGAGCTAAATGATCATTTCACATTTATGATTCCTGGTGCACAGTTTAGTCCTGCTTTTCGTGCCAAACTCTGGAACGGTAAAATTTATTTATTTTCTTTTAGAAAACGTCTGATATATCGTGGTCTTATTCGACATATAATATCATTTGCGCAAGATAGAAACTACACATATTCATACGACGATGCTTATGATACTGAGTTTTCGATAAGTGAAGCTAAGCAATTTATTGAATCAGTAAACCTCACCAAAGAACCTAGAGACTATCAACTTGATGCTTTTGTCCATGCCATACGCAACAAAAGGGCATTGCTTTTGTCACCAACAGCATCCGGTAAATCACTTATCATTTATCTCATTATCAGATATCTTCATGATAAGTTAAATCACAGAAAAACACTAATTATAGTTCCAACAACTTCTCTAGTTAGTCAGCTATTTACTGACTTCAAAGATTATGGATACGATTCTGAATCCTATGTACATAAGATTTTTTCGGGTCAAGATAAAGAAACTGAAAAACAAGTTGTAATATCTACTTGGCAATCTCTCTTTAAGATGCCAAGAAAATACTTTGAACAGTTTGATTCTGTTATTGGTGATGAATGCCACTTATTCAAAGCAAAATCACTAACAGATATTATGATCAATCTGACAAAAGCCTCTTATAGAATAGGAACAACTGGTACATTAGATGGAACGAAGACACATAAGTTAGTTCTAGAAGGACTATTTGGTCCTGTAAAGAAAGTCACAACTACTAAAGAACTAATGGATCAAAAACATATTGCTGATTTTGAAATCAAATGTTTGATTCTTAAACATCCAGATGCTATTTGTCAAGCAGCCAAAAATTTTACATATCAACAAGAGATAGAATACTTAGTCTTGAATGAGAAAAGAAATAACTTTATTGCTAATCTAGGTGTATCACTAAAAGGTAATACGCTCATTCTATACCAGTATGTGGACAAGCATGGCAAGATACTTCATTCTCTTATAGCAAAAGAACTAGAATCAACAAACAGAAAAGTGTTCTTTGTATCTGGAGAAACTGATACTGATGTTAGAGAAGAAACGAGGCGTATAGTAGAAACTGAAACCGATGCAATCATTGTTGCGTCTTTTGGTGTCTACAGTACAGGCATAAATATAAGAAATCTACACAACATAATATTCGCTTCACCATCTAAGTCTAGAGTTAGAAATCTACAATCGATAGGTAGAGGACTTAGAAAATCAGATACTAAATCTTCTGCTGTATTATATGACATTGCTGATGATATGAAGCATAAGAAAAAAAATAACTATACTCTCAATCATTTCAGTGAAAGAATTCAAATCTACGCAGAAGAAAAGTTTAAGTTTAGAATTTATAGAATAGCATTAAAGGAATAGAAAATGCATAAACCTGTAGAATTACAATTAAAGTTTTTGAGATTGAATACAGGAGAAGATATTATAGCAGAATTGTATCAACAAGATAATGGTCAATACAAGATATTAAATCCTCTTAAGATTCTTTATATGATGAATGAAAATACTGGAATGGTAGCTATGTCATTAGTGCATTGGATTTTTCCTAAGATATCAGAAACTGTTGCATATGA